AGTGGAATAATAAAAGAAACACTTGATACATTTTCAAATATAACTGCTTCCGTTCCAGCAACACCTCCATACATGCCAAGTCCACCACCACCACCACCCACAGTTAAAGTTAAAAGTGCAACCCCAGAAATTATATTGTGGGACGATGCAACAATTCCAATGGAAATACTATCAAATTTAACTCTTGAAAACATTGGGGGGCAAGAGTTACTTTCTTTGTCAAGGCACGATAGAATAAGTGGAGAAAATGTATCTAATCAATTAATAAAAAATTTAACATTCTTTAATCAGGAATATTCTTCAAAAAAAATATTAGGATTACAAAATACATCAGATAAATATTTTTCAAATTTTAGCATTAAACTTGATTCTAAAATTCCAGTCGAGGGCAATGGTCCTGGAGGAACAAACGTATACCTAGACCCTATAACAAAAGACTTAGTTATTGATTTAATCAATTTAGATTCAGACGAAATTGTTGAAATTCAAGTCGGTGCGGGTGGTACAATATATACTATAGCCGTTGGAGTTGAAGAGTCATGATAACTAATGTTGGAAAATATATTATTGCTAAGTATTTGTTGGGCCAAACACCAGCATTTGCGTCATATATGGCTGTGGGGTGTGGAGTTAAACCTCTAGACAATTTAACAACAGCGCCAGATCATTCTTTAAAAGAAAATCTTAATTTTGAAATGTTTCGTGTTCCAATCAGTTCAAGGGGATATATTGTTGAAGATGGTAAATCAAAATTAGTTTTAACAGCAGAGTTGCCAACGGAAGAAAGATATGAGATATCTGAAGTTGGAATATATTCCGCTGGTGCAAATCCAAATGCAACAGCAAATGATAGTAGACCAGTTTTGGTTTTTTCTGAAGCAGAAAATTGGGAGCACGTAACACCAACAGCAACGACAGACATAGCAAGAATAACAGTTCCGCTTGACTCTGCCCTATCAAATAACGTAATAGATTCAACCTTAAAAATCTTTGAAACCAACGCTGACAATAAAATATTTTATAACCAAAATAGGGCAAATAGGTACGAAAGGTGCAGATATTTTAATAACGCAATTGCAATACGTGGAGACTCTTGCTCAATGACTTCTTCTGGAGGGCATTTAGTGGTTGGCTCAAATCCAGAATATATTAGACTAGTAGGAACATCTGTAGACATATCAAAGGTTTCTCCGTTAGATGAATTAAGATTGGCGTTTTCAGTTATTAACAAAGACGGTGATTCAGTTGCAATTCCCGACACTGTGAAAATTATTATAGAATTTACTAATAGTTCAGATACTTCAAATTTTTCAAGATTTGAAGCGGTAGTTGACAATGGTTCGGCAAGTAGCCAACAAAATTTTGCAAACAATAGATACTGTGTAGTAAGTAAACAAAAGCAAGAACTATATACAACTTCTAATTTTTCTTGGACCTCGGTAAACACAATAAACATATACGCATCCGTTGTAGATTCTGGGTCAGTGTCTAACAATTTTTATGTATTTTTAGATGCATTAAAATTTGAGAACACAACCGCATCAAATCCTTTATACGGATTAGTTGGATACTCAATAATACAAAATGACGAAGCAACAACAATTATAAAATCAAGCAATACAAATAATTATATAGAGTTTAAGTTTGCAATAGGGGTAGGGTAATGCCTGACAACAACATTAAAAAAGTTATAATAAAAAAATCAGACCTATATCAAGTTGGAGATGTTTATGAATTAAATCACAATATTAGATATAGAGTAATCTCTGAAGACAGAAATAGATACTCCCATTGGTCTCCAATTACAACCTTAAATATTGATCCAACTGCAGACGAGGTTGGTTTTATAGTTTCAGATACAAGCACTCATATCCCACATAATTTTGAGGTAGACATTACCAAACATTTAATTAATCTTTCCTGGACAATGCCAGCATTACAAATAGTAAATCCAACAGAAGCAGAGGTTGCATTGCAACAGGAACAGGCTGCTATTGCTGCTTTTGACGTATATGTTCAATGGAAGACTGGAACAGTTAATAGTAACTGGATTTGGGTAGGTCAATCTTCTGGCTCTAGTTATTCAATTTCTTATCCATACGCATCTGGAAGTCCAGATATGGCAAGATTTAGAGTTCAAAGGTACACCCTGGTAAAGAAAGAATTTGATCTAGCAACTTATTTAATTACTGATTTTAAAGATTTAGACTGATATAATAATAAAGGAGACATATGGCAAAAATACCACTACCAGAAAGAGGGCAGCCCCTAGATTTAACATATATAAATCAATTGGCTAACGCAGTCAACGGATTATATAATCAGATATCATCCAGTACAGGCAATTATGCTAAAATAAATATTACAAATAATGACATAGTTAACGTTAAAACTTCAGAAATGGGTGTTGTAGCAGCCCGTGTAGAAATATACAATAACGCGACAGTCATTGTTGCTCAAGAAAAAGAATTTTTTTATGATTTCAGCAATAATTTTAAATATGCCCCAATTGTTACCGCTACGCCAGTAAACATTGGAAACACATTAGCAGGTAAAAATGTTTCTGTAATTTTAAAAAATGTAACCACCTCTAGAGTTGAAGGGGTTGTAAGGTTTGGAAGCGCTGGAGATTTATCTTTGCACGTAAACTTAATTGCAATTGGCGTTCCTACTTAATGATAAAATGTTCAAGATGTAAGTCAAGGATGTTTTTAGATAGGCAATATAGTAGGGAAAATCACTTGGAATCATTTTGTTTGTCCTGTGGAAATAGAAAATTTTATAATCCGCCATCAGCATCAAGCGAGGGGAAATGGCTACTTCAAAAGGAAATATTGAAAGCGAAGAATACAATCAGTCGCCTGTAATAAAAGGCAGCGAGGCTGTTTGGTTTTTAAATAATGATTTAGTAAGAATACATCATTATAATAGATCAAATGGAACTGTTGCATTGTATAATATTATTAAAAATAAAATTGAATTATGCTTTATTTTAGATTTTAAAAAAAATAGAGAAAAGGCATATACGATAACAGAAACTGCAAAAATTATTAATAGGCATAGAAAATATATGCCAAGTTTAATAAAACGAGGAATCATCCCTCCACCAGTAGGGTGTTCTGAAAATGGGAAAAGAGGTTTTCAAATAAGAGCGTACTACTCTGAAAACACAGTAAAAGAGATTCGTGATATACTGGCAAGTATACATATTGGACAACCAAGAAAAGATGGTTTAATAACAAATAATATGACGCCTACAAAACAAGAATTGACCAGAAAGTTGGGAGATGGTATACTTACTTATACAAAAACTAAAGATGGAAGATTTATTCCAGTCTGGAACGAATCAATAAGATAACTGTTGGGAGACAACAATGGAAAATGATCAAGCAAAAATAAACGTAACATTGGGATATACATATAATTTAGGAAATTTTCAATCTCTTAGATTAGATCTTGGCGTAATAGACAGTAAAAAAGATGGTGAAAATATAAACGATGCATTTGAAAGAGTTTATAATTTTGTCGAAAACAAACTTGCCGAAAAACTAAATGAGGCAAAGTTAGCAAAATTAGAAATATCTGAATAGTGGCAGAGCGCAAGGACCGAATGGCCTTGTTAAGTCGTTACAGTAAGTTTCATACTGCTCGGTACGAAAAAAAGGCTAATCTAAACCTAAATGTAGAACAATGGGCATCTGATGCCTTAATAGATTCTTACGGAATCGCAAAATGCTATGAGTTGCTTGAGTACTATTTTACTCACTCCCTGTCTCCCTCTTGGAATTATTTTGCATACAATTGTGAAAAAATATTGCAGGCAAAATTAGATAAAATTCATGACGATGAAGCAAGATTAGAAAGAAGGAAAAAAGCAAAGGAATGGTTAAGTGAATAACACAGAGTCTAAATTAATATCTGCACTACTTAGTGATAAACAAATGCATGTTTTATTACAGGCCAACGTTGAGAATTTATTGAAGACCCATACAGACCTTTGGATATTTATTAGAAAATATTATGAGGCCAATAATTCGGTTCCGCCACAATCACTTATTGTAGATAAATTTAGAGATTTTCAATTTGTAGAAAATACTGGAGCAACAAAATATCATTTAGAAGAGTTACAGTCTGAATACTTAACTGATAGCCTCAAGGGTATATTGAGG